GAATTAGATCCTGTCAAGGAGTTGGCAAAGTTTGAAAAATGGCTAATAAAAATTAGTAAATTAGCGATGAAATAATGGAAGATAAAATAGCGAAGGATAAGCCTTTTAAAAGTAAAAAAGAATATGGATCAATTAAACGTAGTGAGCCTTGCCCAAGCGAAGTTGTGGCTGAGGTTAGACGAGGATTACGAATACGAGGATGGATTAATAACTGCATTAATAAAATCTGCGGTCAATCAAGTTGAGCAATACACATTGCAAGTATTATATCAAAGAACATTAACAGAGATAACTGATAGAAAAGGCAGTCTAAGGATTTTTAATTATCCTGTAATATCGGTTGAGGATGTTGTAGATAGAGATAATGTTGCATTAGATTTTATAACAGAAACTAGTCAATGGTATACTGAGGTTTTGATTGATCAGCCCGGATTTAATACTGTTACCTATGTAGCAGGTTATGACTGGGATTATAATGGTGGTTCTGATGTACCTGATGATATAGAGACTGCCATAAAGGAGTTAATTACTTTTCTTTATGAGAATAGAGATAATCCTAAAGAGGAAATGCCAAAGGTGGTTACTTATTTACTAGCGCCTTATAAGCGTATAACTTTATTCTAATGAATCCGGGCAAGTTAGATAGGCGCATAACGTTTGGAACGTTTTTAAGCGTTGAGAATCAATATCAGGATTATGTAATTACGTTTGTGCCTGTATTAGTTACGTGGGCAAATGTAAAGCCTTTTGATGGCAGTAGACAGTTGGAAGCAGGTGAGCAGGTAATAAATCAAGGATATAGATTTACTACTCGTTACAGGAGAGATTTTGAGCCTACGAAAGACATGAGGATTTTATATGAAGGCAACTATTACACAATTCATTCAGTTAGGGATTTAGATGATCGCAGGAGATTTAATGAGATATTAGCCAGAGTAACAGATGAAAACTCCCAAAATTAATATTAGCAAACTTTTAAAGCAGATAGATGATTTTGGTGATGATGCTCAAATATTAGCCGTTGCAATTACCAATGTAACTGCCGATGATATGGTTACTGATGCCAAGTTAAAAGCACCTGTAGATTTAGGTCAATTACGTTTATCAATTGGTCATACTACTGCGAGGGTTGGTTATAATAAATCCTTTTTTTTTGCTAATGCTCCTTATTCTGCTTATGTAGAGTTTGGCACAGGAGGAAGAGTTAGTATTCCTAAAGGTTTTGAGGAATTAGCATCTCGTTATAAAGGTAAAGGAATTAGACAAATTGATATAAAACCTCAGCCATTTTTTATACCTGCCTATTTACAGAACATTCCTATTTATCGCAAAAAGTTAGTAACTGCATTAGATAGAGAAGCTAAAAAATATAATGCCAAAAAATAATTATATTTGATGAAATGAAGGATCCGAATCTATCTGTTTTAAACGCTTATAAAGATGCTTTAGCTAATTTAATAGTTGGAGGCATTGATATACCTGTTTATAGCAAATCTGCTCCTTTAAAAAACGTACCGAAAAAATACGTAATTTTGTCAAGCCAGACAAAGCAACAAAATAAAACAAAGTGCAATTATTGGTATGAATGCACAATGACTGTCCAAATAGTAACAAAATATCCAAATGGAACAGGAGATTTGAGTTTTGCGATGGTTATAGGTGAAGAGATAGCAGAGTTAATACAAGTTGATGGAATTACGTTAATTGATTTCCATAACGTAGAAACAATGCAAAATTTAAGTACAGAGGTAATTTTAGAGACAGATACGGAAAACGTATTTCAATACATATTAATTTTTAATCATAAACTAAACATCAATTAAAATGGCAGACGAGCAATTTTATTCAGGCAGTTTATTCATGCTTTATATCAGAAATTCCGGTACATGGAAGCCTGTGGCATGTTTAACTTCAAACGGAATTTCTGAATCATGGGATTTCGCAGAAACAGTAACTAAATGTGATCCGGGCGTGACTCGCAGAAAACCTACTACTTATTCTTATGAGATTCCTTTTGAGGGAGTTTTTACAGATACAAGCGGTGCAGGTGGCGATACTGCTAAAGCATCATGGGATACTATCAAAAACCTTGCTAGAGCAAAGACTTTGACTGAATACCAGATTGCATTGTTAAGAGAAAATGGAACAGAAGATCCTAATTTTTCTGCTCAGTTTGGTGCTGCTTATTTTAGCGCATTAGATATAACAGGTGCTGAAGGTGAGTTTATTACTTTCTCAGGTACTATGTTAGGCGATGGTGATATAACTGAAACTGATCCATATCCGGGTTACTAAATGGAAGGTCATTTAACGTATAAAATCGGTGAGGTTGATAGGCAGTTTTTCTTTGGTAATTATGCTTTAGAGCAGACATTAACTCATTTTAATGCATCAGTTACTGATTTATCTGATTTGCTAGAAAAGCAGTTACTGCCATTTCTGCGAGTCTTTATGTACCATGCTGCAAGTTATCCGATACTAAAGAAAGGTGAAATAGTTGATTTTACCGAGTTTGATATACATGAATGGATTGATACTGCAGGAGGTTCTGGAGGTCAATTGATTGTTGTAGTTTCACAGGAAGTATTTAGAGTATTAGGATTAAATACAGAGCAGGTAGAACAAAAAAAAAGCAAAGCGGAAAGTTAAATTGGTCTAAAGATGTGCTAACATTTGCTTTTGGAGAACTGGGTTTGATGCCTGATGAATTTTATGCCCTGACATGGAATCAATATATATTGAAATGTCAGGGTTTTTTTAATAGAGAAAAAAAGGAATGGGAGCGGATAGGATGGGCAACATGGAACGGAATGAGAGTCCATGTAAATAAAGGAATGCCAACCTATAAAAAGTTTATGTCATTTATTTATGAAGATGAGCAGATTAAAGACATGGACAGAATAAAAGAACAAATGAATAAGGCGATGCTTAAATATTTGGAAAATGCAAGGAATTGAGATACCTATTGGTGCTGATTTAAGTCAATTAAAAGCTGCGCAAAAGGAAATAAAAGACAGATTAAAACAATTAGCCGACGATGCAGGTAAAGCTGGTGCCGGGTTAGGAGATAAATTAGTAAAAGGTTCAAACTCTGCTGCCTTTGCCTTAACTAACTTAGGCAGGGTTGCTCAGGATGCTCCATTTGGATTTATAGGTATTCAGAACAACTTAAATCCTTTGCTTGAATCATTCCAACAATTAAAGAAAGAAACAGGCAGTACAGGATCAGCATTAAAAGCATTAGGTCAGTCTTTAATTGGTCCTGCGGGATTAGGTATTGCTTTATCAGTTGTATCGGCAGGTATTTTGTTTTATCAGCAATATCAGCAAAGAGCAAACAAAGAGGTTGTAACGGCTAAAAAAGTTACTGATGAATATATAAACTCTTTAAATCAAGTTGATCAGGCTAGGTTAAAAGGTGGTCAGAATGCAGCGGCTGAATTAACTACTTTAAAATTATTATACGATCAGTATCAAAATGCAGCTTTGCCTTTAGAAAAAAGAAAAGAGGCATATAAGGAAATTCAAAAATTATATCCTGCATATTTTGGCAATTTACAGTTTGAAACATCAGCAACTGATAAAACAAAAACTGCTTATAACGGATTAACTCAATCAATATTAGCAACTGCTAGAGCCAGAGCAGCTGCGGATTTAATTACTAAAAATTCAACCAGACAGTTAGAGAATGAGCAAAAGGTAATTGACTTAAATAAACAGATTCAGGTTGAACGTACAAAGCAATTAAAATTACAGGCTCAAGTTGAAAGCCAGAATCTATTAGCAAAGCAAGAACTTAATTTATTAACATCTAAGCAAAGAGATATATTAAATGAGTATTTAAAAGCAGGTTTTCAGGAGAATGAATTAACAAAGGTTAAGAATAATTTATTAACTGATACCAATGTACTTACTGAGCAAAATATACAGTTACAAAAGGCTGCGACTGCTGAAGTATTAAAAGGTGGTAAAATTAGTGGAAGTGTAGCAGGAGAAAAGTTAAAAGAGACAGAAAACGAAAAAAGAAGATTCTTTGCTTTAATTAATGATTTTAAAGGTATTGCAGAAACTGGTAAAAAAGAAATTGCAAAAACTTTAAGCGGAGGTAAGCCTTTAATTGATATTAATACTTTATTAAGTACAAAGGGTTTTATACCTGATAATATAGGTAAGCAACTTTATACTCCATTCCAAATATTACAAGATAATATTAAGTTTGATTTATTGCCTCAATTAGGATCATCATTTAAGACATTCTTTGATGATATATTAATGAATGGTAATTTTTCTTTTTCGGCATTAGGTCAAGCAATTAAAAATACTTTTTTATCTGTAATTGCTAGTGAAGCTGCCCAAGGAGTTTTAAATCTATTAGGTTCTAAAGGTGGTAAGACTGAAAAGGGAGGCGGATTATTAGCAGGTGTTTTTGGATTATTAAAAGGTACTAAAAAAGCAGCACCATTAGCAGATATTGCTAAATCAACTGGAGGCATATTAGGTTCAGCCGCAACTCTTACTGCACCAATAGCAGCAACAGGCGGAGCATTGTTACCTATCTTAGCAGGAGTTACTGCAATAGCAGGAATAGCATCATTATTTAAAAAGAAACAACAAGCACCTATTCCACAAGCATCATCAACTATCAGCACAAGCGCAGCAGGATCATCTCAGGATTTTGGAGGTGGTCGTGTTGTATTTGAGATTTCAGGAACTAACTTAATTGGTGTATTAAATAGAGCAGGCGCTAAACTTCAAAGATTCGGACCATAATGTATAACCTTAAATACTTTTTTACCTTTTACGCAGATAGAGATACTAGGATTGAGAATGGTACTCCAGATGATTATACTTGTGATATATCGCAGTTAGATTATGATGGTGAAGTAATAGAAATTCAGGCTCAACAAAATCCTATTCAGATAAACTATCAAAATACTTCAAGCAATAAGCTAGAGGCTATCATAGGCTCTGAGGCTACGTTAAACTTAATAGCGACTGAGGACTTTGAATTAGAGGATTTATATACTGAGAATGAGCGTGAGTTTTTAGTAGAGATATTTAGAAATGGAGGATTAATTTGGTCAGGCTTTATCATTCCAGATGGATGTCAGGAAGCCTTCACCTTTGCACCTTATCCAATTTCTGTAAATGCCGTTGATGGTTTAGGGTTGCTTAAAAATCTGTCCTATGTCCAGAATGATGGAAATTTCTATTTAGGTAAACAAAGTTTTTTAGAGGTTATAAATGCATGTCTAATTCGATTAGATGCTCCTAGTTTAGTCTTAAATACTTGCGTTAATATTTATGAAACGAGCATGACTCAAGGCAACTCATACGATCCTCTGGCATTGTCCTTTGTAAATAGTGAGCGTTATCTAAAGGATGATCAATTTACTCCAATGAATTGCGAGGATGTATTAAGGTCAATACTAGAGGAATGGACTGCGGTGATGATACAAAGCGGTGGTGAATGGTATATTTATAGACCAACTGAATTGGCTTTAAGTGGTGATTTAACGTTTAGAAAATATTTAGATGGGCAGAGAATATATGATCAGCCTACTGTTACGATTGACTTAGATGCTACTTTAGGAGGTGAAAGTGAGGGCGTTATTTTATCGCCTTACTTCCATATCAATACCGACCAGATGAAGATGATAGATAGACCATATAAAAATGCGTCTATGGCTTATCTGTATGGTAAACTTGAGAATACAGATGAGAAATTAGCAAATCCAAATCTAACAGGAGCAGGGCAAAGTTGCGGAGGTGATCCGATTGGTCCTTGTGATAGCGTGACTATTCCCGGTTATACTAAAACAGGCACAATGTATGCAGGTTTAAATCCAACTGGTGGCGTAGTCTTTTATTCAGATGGAGGTACTTATCCGACATTGACTAACTATTATCAAAATAATAATCTAATACCTGTTACGGCTAATTTTACAGTTCAAGAGAGATTAAAGTTTATCATTGAATATGAAAATTTAAATCCTGCTTTGACTACGGATATGAATTTTGTCATTAGTTTATTTGATGGATTAAGTACCTATTATTTACAGGCAGATGGAAGTTGGGCAAATACTCCAGGCGTTCCGGGAATAAATTATTATCAGATTAGGTCAACAGTTGGAGGAGGTACGGAAACAATTATATCCAATGCCGTTCCAATTAGCGGAAATGTTACTTTTAGAATATTAGCGCCTTCAGGTACTGTAAATGATATAGTTTATACTAGGATTTCTGCTTATGTATTTTTAGACTTTGGAGATGAGATAGGTGAGATACATACGGCAACACAAACAGGTAAATTTACTTTTGTACCTGAGACTATCAATGTATTTAATGGTGATAGTCCTAATGTAATGTACGTTGGTGCTATTTATCAGGATGATGAGGTTACTTTAACTGAGAGATGGGTAAGGCGTGGATTATCTGAGAGTATTTTAGCAGTTCCTTATGAGGTTAATAAACAATTTCTAAGGATTGCAGTTGAAGAAAAACAGAGGTTATACGCAGGACCATTTGTAAGGTTTGAGGGTTCTATATTTGGATATTTCAATCCTGTCACTAGATGGTCAATTAATTCAATTACAGGGTACTTTATGAATTTGTCGCTAAACTATGATTTGCAACAGAATATCTGCAAAGCAGTATTAGGTAGGATTGTAAATGAAGAGATAGCTTTAGATTATGTTAAAACTCCAGATTATGGAGCAACAACTCGGGTAACAGTAAAAGGAACGCCATGATGTTATACATAAACGATATACCTGTAGGGTGTTTAAGTTCTGTAAGTAGATCAGAGCAGATTTCTTTTATCGGTACTTGTAAGACTACACAGTCAGGCGCTCAGGCTCAATTAGGAAGGCTCTACACCTACTCAATTCCCTTTGAAGGTGTTATGACTACAGATAACAGTATAATGTCATGGAGTGGCTTAAAAGCGTTAGAGAGAATTAAGGTAAATTGGGAAATTGTTGGTCCTGATATTGAAGCAGGGCAAGGATTTATTGAGAATCTTGAGATATTGGGTGAGGTTACAGATTTTATAAAATTTAGTGGGAGTATAACAGGCTATGACTAATTTAATGCTTTACATCAATGACTTGCCAGTAGGTTGCTTATTAAGCAATAGTTTGAGCGAATCTATTAGTTTTATAAAGACTTGCAAAAGCACAGAGGAAATGGGGCAAAAGCAGTTAGGTCAGTTGCATTCTTATTCTGTAAATTTTGAGGCGGTTTATGCCGTAGATCAGGCAATCATTGGTTGGAATGATATTAAGGATTTAGGAAGGTCTAGGAAGATGATGGATTGGTCTATGGTAAACTTAGATACAAACGAAGGAGATGCAGGAGAGGGATTTTTAGAGAATTTGGAGATAACAGGAACATCAGAGGATTTTATTAAATTTGCAGGAACGATAACAGGATATGGAGCAATAATTGATTCTAATCAAATATTCTACGTTTGGGCATCTGATACTGATACCTATGTTGATAATGGCGGTGATGAATATGTACTTGTAAATTAAAAGATATGCCAGTAATTAATGGAGTTTATTTAAAGGATTTTGCTGCTTTACCTAGCGCAGTAGTTGATGCAAACATCATACCTATTGCAATCTCAGGCAATCAGATAGCGTATAGGACAACTGTTGGAGGTATTGTTACGGATGCTAGAGTAACAAGCAAGTTACTTACAGGCTTATCAGTAACAGGAGGAGCGGTGGTTGCTACTGATACAATTCTACAGGCATTTGGCAAAGTACAAAACCAGATCAATAGCAAAGTTAGTTCAGTTGGTTTAACGATGCCCGCTGCTTTTAACGTAGCTAACTCACCTATAACAAGCTCAGGTACTTTGGCAGTAACGGCAATAGGTGCAGCATCTCAGTATATTAGAGGCGATGGCGCTTTGGCTGATTTTCCAACAACTGGGGGCGGTGGCTCATCGGTTGCTTATTACTTAAACGGATCTGTTAGTCAGGGTACAATAGGAGGCAATACGTACTATGAAATGAACAAAACTCCTGTCATTGGTACAGGTACTGATTTTACTATCGGCGCTGATGGATATATTGCGCAATTTATTACCGATGCAAACGATCCTGCATCTTTACTAATACCGGCAGGAAATTGGAACGTAGAGATGTATTTTAGTGCATCATCTAGCGGAGGTACGCCATCATTTTACGTAGAAGTTTACAAATATAACGGCACTACATTTACTTTGTTAGGTTCTAGCGCAACTACGCCAGAGGGCATAACAAATGGAACGGCAATAGATATTTATTATACTTCGGTTGGTATTCCTGAGACAGTCTTGACAATAACAGATAGGTTAGCTATTCGGGTATATGTTACGCATTCAGGCAGAACAATAACGCTACATACAGAGGATAATCATTTATCAGAGATAGTTACAACTTTTTCAAATGGTTTAACGGCGCTTAACGGATTAACAAAACAGGCTCAATACTTTGCGGTTGGAAGTACAGGCACTGATTTTAATATTTCAAGTTCAGTTGATACTCATACTTTTAATATACCTGATGCCTCTGCAACTGCAAGAGGTTTAATAACAACAGGAGCGCAAACAATAGCAGGGGAAAAGACATTTAGTGTTGATACGGTTGTGAATGGTGTTAATATTGGTAAAGGTGGTGGAAATATTGTAAGTAATACTGCAAATGGAAATGCTGCACTTATTAACAATACGACTGGCTCGGGTAATACTGCAAGTGGATATCAAGCACTTTTTAGCAATACAACTGGGTCAACTAATACTGGAAATGGAGTTCAAGCACTTTTCAGCAATACGACTGGCGGAAATAATACTGCATATGGAGTTCAAGCACTTTACAATAATACGATTGGCACAAGTAATACTGCGAGTGGATATAATGCACTTTTCAGCAATACGACTGGCACAAGTAATACTGCAAATGGGTTTAATGTACTTTTTAGCAATACGACTGGCGGAAATAATACTGGAAATGGAATTCAAGCACTTTATTATAATACGACTGGCTTATATAATACTGCAAATGGAGTTCAAGCTGGTTCTGCAAATACAACTGGCTCAAATAATATATTTTTAGGTTATAATTCAACAGGCGAAAGCGCAACCGAAAGTAATAGAACGTGGATAGGTAATACCGATACTACATCAACATGGGTTGGTGGTAATTTACTTTTAGGTACACGCACAAATGCAACATCTGATAAACTACAAGTAACAGGGAGCGCAAAGATTACAGGTCAGCTTACCTTAGGTTCAACTATAACTAATGGCACATATACCTATACTTTACCGGGTGCTACGGGTACTTTGGCTTTAACATCTGCATTAAGTGGTTACGTTCCTTATACAGGTGCAACTCAAACACTTGCGATGGGTACTAACAATGGCATAACATTAACAGATACTAGTACAAATAATAGTATTGCTATTACATCATCATCAACAGGAACTGGTGCTATTAATGTCAATAAAAGTGGTGCAGGTACAGGAATAAGGGTTGATAACAACGGAACAGGATTTGGTTTTTATGCTAATAATTCATCAACAGGTTCTGGTATTGTAATAGGCAATTTATCAACAGGCAAAGGATTATACATTGACAATGGTGCATCTGCAACAGGCGACCCATTTGTTTATACATTAGGTGGTGCAGCATTTGTAAAAGCTAAAATAGATTACTTAGGAAATATTACAGGCGTTGCGGGGACATTTACAGGAGCATTAAGTGGTACAAGTGCTACGTTTAGCGGTATAATTACCGCAAATTCTGCCGCAAGTGCTGCAAATGGTTCTATTAATATTGAAAATACAGACCCGACAGTAAGATTTAGAGTTACTGGCGGTAGTGCTGATAAAAGAATATATGAGTGGAGAGCAGTAGCAGCAGGAGGAGCAAATGACATAATGCAACTTAGATTGTGGAATGATGCTCAAAGTTCTGCATCTACTTTATTAACCATAGCATCCACAGGAGCAGCTAAGTTTAGTGCAAATATTAATGCTGTTACAGCATTTGAATTTAGCAATACAAATAATACAAGTGGTAATGGCAATCTTGTAAGTCTTTTAGGTTCTAACTGTAATAATACATCAAGTTATCAT